TGGTTGCGCCCTTGCTCGGGCGCTTGCGCTTTTCTAAACCCCTTATCATTGCAAGGCATTACACAATCAACCATGCCATCAAAGTCGGATAGATTTTTAATGTATAAATTGTTTGGATTCTTTTTAATAAAACTCTTAATCGTCGCCATTGTTGGATTGTTTTTAATGGTAACTGGCGCTAGTATTGTCGCGCCCGTCGTTTTATCCATTGTTAATAGATACGGTTTACCGTCAATAGTAGAGCGATAATCGGAGGGTTTACGGTTATATTCTTTTTTAGTCATAGTTAACATGGTTTATTGTCCTTAAATTAGTTTATTAAATGCAAGGGATAACGCGCCCCTGCCCGCGATTCACTAAAATTAGATTAATGCGCTTGTAAAATCAACGCTCACTTTCCCGCCTACTTGTGAGGTCATCTCCGCGCGCATGGGCATGACCACGCCCACGAAGTTATCAACGCCCGCCAAATGCACAAGCGCGCTAGAATTACCATTTTGATATAAATTGAGAGTAGCGGTTTTACTCCCGCCTAATAAATGTTGAACTTTTAAAAATTGAGTTAAATACTCATAATTGTAATTAGCTACCGTTCCATCAGTAGTGAATTGGCATACGCGACGATAATCGGGATATGTTCCTTCAACTTGCGCGAATATTGTTTGTATGCCCATGCCTGTTATTTTCCAATAACCCGCTTTTTCTTCTTTGGTGAATATCAATAGCGGGTCAATTTTGCCCGCCTTTGGTAGATTCTCGATCACTTCACGCGGGATAATTACAGTTCCCGCGCCTTGATTGTCTTCGCTATGATGATTAAGAATACCTAATTTATGCCCGTCCGTTACAACTAGGCGCGTTGTTGTTGCGTTATATTCAACAAAAATACCGCATAAATAGTATCGGATATCACTTTTAGGCGCGAGAGTTAAAAGGGCTTTTAATTGAGATTGTTTAATAGAGAATTGCATTTTAGTGTTTTCCTTAGTTTAGTGAATTATTGCGGGCTTGCGCCCGCTTTGTTTAAAATTGTGTAAGTAATAACGCAATTACAAGCGCATCATTTTTAGATTGCAAGGCGCTTACAATTAAGTCATTTTCAAGCGCCAATTCAGGCGCAATTGTCAATTGCTCACATTTTGCAATAAATTCGTTTTGAGTCATTTTAGTATTTTCCTTTTAGATTAGATTATTAATGAGGGCTTGCGCCCGCTTTGTTTAGTTAACTATTTGAAATCCGCATTTGAAATCAGGATGTGCTAATAAATTGTGCATTTTTGCGATCTGCAATAATTCAAACTTGCTCTTGCTTGTCATAGCCGATCTAATCAAGCTTGATAGAGATCTGGCCGCTGTATCTTGCATACCATTTGCCAAATATACGTTGATCATTTCGACTTGTTTAGCTTGCGATCTGTTCATTTTGTGTTTTCCTTTTAGTTTAGATTAAGCCATTGTTAGATAAATATTCTCTACGGATTGCAATGCTTTTAATTTGAGATGCTTTACGATACATTGATGCAATGTCTAACTTCATGTTGTATTTGTCAGTCATACCTAAAACAATCCATGTGCTTAGATTATCTTTAGCATTGCTTTCGATGCGATTCGCTTCGCTATTTAACCATTTGCTAGATATTGTCAATTTCATGCTTTGCCTTTCGTTTAATTGAGTGAATTAGTTACTACAAATATAGTGTAACAAGGCTTGTTACACTTGTCAACAACTATTTGCAAATAAATGCAAAATAATTGTTTGTGGATAAAAACCATCGTCCACATGGGCAACTTTGTGGACTAGGCAAAAACTCATTGAGGGCTTAGTAGGCTTCGAAGTGGATATTGTGGATAACTATATTTAACTAATTCATTAAGAGTATAAATATATATTAAACAAGTGTTTAAATAATCAACTTGTAGCGACTGAAAACGGACTGTCCACATGTCCACATTGTCCACGCTTTTAGTCCACGCAAAATGCCCTCATGCCCTCATGTGGATAGTGTGGATAAAAATAAAATGGTATGTCCACGTTGTCCATGTATTGTGCGCTCTCTGCCTGCCTGCTATCAACTCTATACCCATTGTCCACATCGCCCACATGATCCACATCGCCCACGCGCCCGCCAGCAAAAACCAAAAATTTTCGAGGCAGGGAGGGGTAGGTCACAGCTACAGGGCCTTGCTGTGGCGGAGCGTTTGCAAACAATTTTTTATTTTTTAGAAAAAGTTTGCTACACTATGCAAATGTTCGATAACTTCTATTCTTTCCCTTATGAGGTGCGCAAACTCGAAGCTACTGAGTCGAGATTGCAACGCATCTACGATGCTGCCAAGTTAGGGTTGAAAGGTGACACGCTGGCACTTGCTGCTGGGATGCGCCCTACTGAATACCGACAGCTCACGCAGTTAGATCCAATTGCTGAATATGCAGAATCTAAAGGCAAAGCGGATGGCGAGGCGGAATTGTCTAGCATCTTGCACGAAGCGGCACGAGCTGGCGACGCTAAGTCGGCGTTAGAGATTCTCAAGCATCAGCATGGCTGGGTGGCTAAACAGCAACTGTCGATTGATGTCGAACAACGCATCAGCATCACGGCTGCACTTGAGCAAGCTCAGTCCCGAGTGATCGAAGGTGTTATAATAAACAAAACCCTTGAACGCGCTAACGATCAAGGGCTTCTAATCAATAACCGTAATGAGGACGGCGATGACTACACAGATTTTAACCCAAAGCAGGCTCAAAGAGTTGCTTGACTACAATCCTGATACAGGAATTGTTACCCGAAAAATTAAACTTAAAAATCAACCTGCGGGCAGAATAGTTGGCTGTGCAGGTAGGCAAGGATATTTGCAAACAAGCATTGATGGAAAGTTATATAAAGTTCATCGTTTAGTTTGGCTTTATGTGTATGGCGAATGGCCCAAAAATAGCATAGACCATATAGACCACAACCCCGCCAACAACAAAATATCAAATTTACGAGATGTATCTTGTCTTGAAAACAATAGAAATAAACGGCGCAATACAAATAGTAGCTCAGGTTTACTTGGCGTTGGATGGCATAAAAGAGATAAATGCTGGACGGCGCATATAGAAGTAGCTGGCGTAAGGCATAATTTAGGTTATTATGCAGATAAAGAAACAGCGTTAAATGCACGTAAACAAGCAGAACAAATTTATCACCCTAATAGGTCAGATTAATGCAGACAACTGTATATTCGGTACAAGATGAACAAGAGTTAATGACTAGGCTTTGGTCGCCTAGTGTTAAGGATAATCCCTTAGCTTTTGTACTTTTTTGTTATCCTTGGGGACAAAAAGGTACGCCTTTGGAAAACTTCACAGGGCCACGCAAATGGCAACGTGAAATCTTGCTAGACATAGCCGAGCATATTAAACAGAACCAAGGCAAGGTTGACTTTGATGTCATGCGCGAAGCGGTGGCGTCTGGTCGTGGTATTGGCAAGTCGGCGCTAGTCAGTTGGTTAGAGCATTGGATGTTGTCCACACGGATTGGTGCAACCGTCATCGTGTCGGCTAATAGTGAATCGCAGCTCAGGTCAGTCACATGGGCGGAGATAACGAAGTGGCTATCCATGTCCATCAACAGCCATTGGTTTGAAGTGTCGGCAACAAGAGTCATGCCTGCTAAATGGCTAACGGAGTTAGTCGAACGGGATCTGAAGAAAGGCACCCGCTATTGGGGAGTTGAAGGACGGCTGTGGTCGGCGGAGAATCCTGATGCCTACGCTGGAGTTCACAACTACGACGGTGTAATGGTCATCTTTGACGAAGCGTCAGGTATTGATGACTCCATCTGGTCGGTGACAAGCGGGTTCTTTACAGAGAACACACCGCATAGGTTTTGGATGGCGTTTAGCAACCCACGGCGCAACTCGGGTTACTTCTATGAGGCGTTTCATTCCAAGCGGGAATTTTGGAAGAATCGCAACATTGATGCTAGGCAGGTTGAAGGTACAGATAAAAATGTGTATGAGCAGATTATTGACGAGTATGGCGCGGACTCCGTGCAAGCGCACGTTGAAGTTTATGGTATGTTCCCCAACGCGTCGGATGATCAGTTCATATCAGTCAACGTGGTGGACGAAGCCATGCGGCGAGAGAAGTATAAAGACAACACGGCGCCCATCATCATTGGGGTAGATCCTGCACGGTTTGGTTCGGACTCGACGGTGATTGCCGTACGACAAGGACGGGATGTGATTGCTATCAAACGGCATAAGGGTGATGACACAATGGAAACGGTCGGGCGGGTCATTGAAGCTATCGAAGAATATCAACCTGCGCTCGTCAACATCGACGAAGGTGGTTTAGGTGCTGGCGTGGTGGATAGACTCAAGGAACAACGGTACAAGATCAAGGGTGTTAACTTTGGGAACAAAGCAAAGAACGGGATGATGTACGGCAACAAGCGGGCGGAAATGTGGGGCGACATGAGGGAATGGTTGAAGTCAGCGGCCATCCCAACGGATAGGTATTTGAAAAGTGACTTGATCTCGCCCATGATGAAACCTGATAGTAAGGGGAGTATTTTCTTGGAATCGAAGAAAGACATGAGGTCAAGAGGGTTAGCGTCACCTGACGCAGCGGATGCGATTGCGTTAACTTTTGCATTTCCTGTTGCACATCGGGAATATACAGGTATAATTCAGAAACGTAGTTATCAAAGTCAAGGTGCTGTACTTAATTCTTGGATGGGGAGTTAATATGCCATTAAAAAAATCAAGTTCTAAAGAGGCTTTTCGTTCTAACGTAAAGGCGGAAATTAACGCGGGAAAAAAACCTGCTCAAGCCGTGGCAATTGCCTACGCAACCAAACGCGCGGCATCGTCTAAATCATCTAGCAAAATGAAAAAATAATGGCCTACGACCAAACATCCATGAATATTGTCGCTAAAGTAGCGGACAATGGAAGTAACCCAACAACGCAAGAAGATCCAAAGGATACGCTATCTTCAATGCGGTCACGGTTTACGATGGCGATGTCAGCGTATAGCGAATCAAGAGAAGATGAATTAGATGACCTTCGATTTATGGCTGGTTCTCCAGATAATCAATGGCAATGGCCTGCTGACGTATTGGCAACTCGAGGATCTGTTCAAGGACAGACCATCAACGCAAGACCTTGCCTTACTATTAACAAATTGCCCCAACACGTCCACCAAGTCACCAACGAACAACGTCAAAATCGACCCTCTGGGAAAGTAATCCCTGCGGACGATAAAGGCGATGTCGAAGTGGCTGAGATATTTGACGGTATGGTACGCCATATCGAGTACATATCTGACGCCGACGTAGCATACGATACTGCTTGCGAAAATCAAGTTACATACGGTGAAGGTTATATTCGCATCCTAACTGAATATTGTAACGACGAGTCTTTTGATCAAGACTTACGCATTGGTCGTATTCGTAATGCGTTTAGTGTGTATATGGATCCAATGATTCAAGATCCTTGCGGGTCTGATGCTGAGTATTGTTTTATTACTGAAGATTTAGAAACAAATGAGTATGAGCGACAGTTCCCCGACGCAGCGCCCATTAGTTCAATGATAGCGCAAGGTGTTGGTGATTCCTCACTTAGTCAATGGATAAATGAAAATACAGTTCGTATTGCTGAGTATTTTTACTACAAGCACATACCAACAAAACTCAACCTTTACCCAGGCAATATGAGTCATTTTGATGGCTCACCTGAAGATAGGCAGATGAAAATGATGGGCTTAAAGCCAATCAAAAGCAGAATGGTCGATGTTAAAAAAGTCATGTGGATGAAAACCAATGGCTTTGAAGTATTAGAAGAAAGAGAATGGGCAGGCAAATGGATTCCTGTCGTTCGTGTTGTTGGTAACGAATTTGAAGTAGATGGCCGCATTTATGTGTCAGGTTTGGTCAGAAATGCTAAAGATGCACAACGGATGTACAACTATTGGGTATCACAAGAGGCAGAAATGCTCGCTTTGGCACCCAAAGCACCATTTATAGGATATGGCGGTCAGTTTGAAGGCTATGAACAGAATTGGAAAACAGCTAACACAACCAATTGGCCATATTTAGAAGTTAACCCCGATGTAACTGATGGTATGGGTGGCCCACTACCTTTACCGCAGCGCGCCCAACCGCCAATGGCTTCAAGTGGTTTATTGCAAGCTAAAGCAGGCGCATCGGATGATATCAAGTCCACAACTGGACAGTATGACTCGAGCTTAGGTGCCACAAGCAACGAACGCTCGGGGAAAGCTATTCTTGCCCGCGAAAAACAAGGCGATACAGGTACATATCATTATGTTGATAACTTATCCCGTGCTATTCGCCACATTACCCGTCAATTAGTTGATATGATTCCTAAAATTTACGATACTGAACGGATTGCTCGTATTGTAGGTATTGACGGTGAAGTTGATATGGTCAAAATCAATCCAACACAACCTGAAGCCGTCAAGAAAATCGTTGACGAGCAAGGAATTGTGATGGAAAAGGTGTATAACCCAAGCGTCGGTACTTACGACGTTTGTGTAACGACTGGCCCAAGTTATATGACCAAACGTCAAGAGTCTTTAGACGCCATGAGTCAGTTATTGCAAGGAAACCCACAGCTTTGGGCGGTTGCAGGCGATTTATTCATTAAAAATATGGATTGGCCTGGCGCTCAAGAGATGTCACAACGCTTTGCTAAGACGATTGATCCAAAATTGTTGTCTAACGACGATAAATCACCTGAATTACAGGCTGCTGAACAGCAAATTCAGGCAATGGGTCAAGAAATGGATCAAATGCACACCATGTTGCAAAATGTTAGCAAATCTATAGAAATGCAAGAGATTGAACGTAAGGATTTTGAAGCACAAATTAAGATGTTTGATGCTGAAACCAAGCGAATTAGCGCGGTTCAAGCATCTATGTCGCCCGATCAAATACATGATATTGTGATGGGGACAATTCACGCTGCTATTGATACAGGCGACCTTATTTCTGGCTCGCAACAAGATATGCGGGAAAATATGCAAGAAGATGAACAACAACCGCAACAAATGCCAATGCAGGAGCAAGAACAAGCACCAATGCAAGCACCTCCACAACAACCGATGGCACCACCTGAAGGGATGCAATAATGAAAGCTTGTGATTTTGTAGGGATTTTATTTTTAGCCCGTGATGTGACCCATTCGGTTCATTTAAATACGCGCAGCTATTCTAAACATAAAGCTTTGCAAAAATTCTACGAGAATATTATTGATAATGCAGACGATTTTGCCGAGGCATTTCAGGGTCGGCACGGTTTAATCGGCCCAATTAGCTTAATGTCTGCTAAAAAAACAGGAAATGTTATTGAATTTTTAGAATCACAACTTGCAGAAATTGAAGCTGCACGTTATGATGTAGTAGATAAAACGGATACCTCATTGCAACAAATTATTGATAATATTGTTCAGTTGTATTTATCTACCCTCTACAAGTTAAGATTTTTATCATAAAGGCTTACTATGTCAAATTACACCTATATCACCGCAACAGCACAAATTAAAACTAGCGCAGGTAAGCTAAAAGGCATTTTTGTTAATAATGCGGCTTCTACACCTACGATTACTATTTACGATACATTTGACGCTACTACAACTAACACCACTTTAGTGGGTGTTTTTACTCCTGTATCAGCTACATCGTATTTACTTGGTATGGGCGGCGATGGCGGTATGTACTTTAATAAAGGTCTTTATATTGTGATTAGCGGCACAGTAGCTGCAACCGTAGTGTACGAATAAATATCTCCAACAACGGTATATTGGAATAAACAATGGCAAATGTAAAAATATCCGCTTTACCCGCCGCAATTACACCCTTAACGGGTACGGAAGTATTACCTATTGTACAAAGCGGCGTAACTGCTAAAGTATCTGTTGCCAATTTAACGGCAGGACGTTCAATATCAGCAAGCGACCTTACCTTAACTAACGCCCTTCCAATTGCGTCTGGTGGTACAGGACAAATAACAGCTAATGCGGCGATTAATGCTTTGTTGCCAAGTCAAACAGGTAACGCAGGTAAATTTTATACTACTGACGGTACAAATACTTCTTGGTCAGCTAATCCATTAGGAACAGTAACAAGCGTTACAGGCACAGCGCCTGTTAGCGTAGCTACAGGAACTACTACACCTGTCATTTCTATGGCAGCGGCCACAGGAAGTGTTAATGGCTATTTAAGTTCTACTGATTGGACTACTTTTAATAATAAAGGTACAGTTACGAGCGTTGCGGCAATAACTTTAGGAACAACAGGTACTGATCTTAGTTCTACAGTTGCAACAAGCACAACAACCCCTGTTATTACATTAAATGTACCAACAGCTTCAGCAACTAATCGTGGAGTATTATCATCTGCCGATTGGACTACCTTTAATAACAAAGGATCAGGAACGGTAACTTCAGTAACAGGAACTGCTCCTGTTGTATCTTCAGGTGGTGCAACTCCAGCAATTAGCATGGCGGCTGCAAATACAACAACTAATGGATATTTAACATCGACTGATTGGACTACTTTTAACAGTAAACAAGCGGCTTTAGTTAGTGGCACAAACCTTAAAACGGTCAACGG